GCGAAACAAACAAAGTTGGTTGATACTTCAATCGACGCTTTTGACGTTGCCCATCAATCACTTCACGAATCAGTAGGTTATTACCATACCTGATAACACTTGTATAAAAACTCATTATAATAATTATATCACGAAATAGAAAAAAAGTAAAGTTGTTTTATGTTAGTGGTATTCTGTCAGAATATGAACCATTTAAAGTTGATAACATATCTTTTGCATGACTCATTTTTTGTAACTCTGAATCTACCGCTGAAACGATATCTGGATGCTCACCTATACCTACTGAATTGTTTAGATAAACATTTATGTTTGCTTTTGCCGAAGCAATCTCTGCTTCATATTTTAGTCTCAATGCTTGTATTATTTGTACGTTGCTCATAATGTAACCTCCATTACAAAATGCCTCATTGCGAGGCATTGTTATTATTCTTTTTTGCTTCCAATATCATATTTTGTTCTAAGTTCCCATTCACTTTTTTCTCTATGAGAAATAATTTTGATTTGATTGATAGGGACTGTTTGTCTTTCGCTTTTGTCTACGATAGTAAGAAGTCCCCAATCCTGTAAGAGTTCAGCAATTTTATTTCTTCTTGGAATATCGTTTTCTGAAAAATTTACAGGTTTGCCATCTAATAAAAACAATTCTTTGAAATGAACGATGTAGTATTTACCTTGTTTGTGCAAAATATGACAGGACTGGTATAGGACTTTTTCTTTTCTTGAAGAAACGCCGATGCGAGAAAGTGTCTCACGAACCTTTAGAAAATCATCCGGTTCTTTAAGAGTTATTTCAAGCATTTCCTCCATTTTTACGTCTGTCATTACTCTTCCCACCTTTATAAAGTTTTTTTTCTATGTAGGATAGTTGATCTTGATTTAGAATTGACAGTGCGGATAATGCCTTTTCATTGCTGTACCCATAATATTCTTTTACCAAGTCTAAGTTTTTATCCTTGTCTTTTTTCATCCACGGACTATATCTTTTCCGTGATCTAAGAATATTTATAAAAAAGTCATACTGAATCTTGTTGTCGATGTGACTTCGCATATTCATCTCATTGACGAACAGCACGGTATCAGTAAATGGTGCCAAACATTTATTGACGATAAACGCCGGATATTTCTTTTCCCACATCTCGTCGTCACCGTCCATCAAGTTTTCTTTTGTTGAATTGATTGAATTCAAATAATCTTTTAGATCGTAACTCATAACATACCTTTTATAAACCAGTTGTATATTCCAACGATATCTACAATACCAAACAAAATATTATGAACGAACAATGGTCTGTCATTGATAATGTAAGATATCACACCCATAATTATGTGACCGGTGAGAAATAAAAAGAAGGCGTACCTACTGAACTCCAAGTTCAAAGAAAATAAGATGGCACCACCTAACATAAAGTAGGTGTATGACCATCTCCAATTTGAATTCAGTAAATCTTTTTCTTTCATTTGAATTTTACCTGACCCATGATCTCAGTTAAACAAGCAAGCATATTGATTTCTTGATCAGCAACAAACGCAGACTTGTATTGATAATCTGCAATGGCAAGAATCATATACGGCACCGTGTTTGGTTGTAACTGAACATACAACTCATCATATATTTTACGATAGATTCTTGTTGGATCATTGTCAAGATTTTTCACTACCCACTTGCGAATACTACCGAAATCATTTTCTCTAAGAAAGGAAACGAGTTCTTTCATAGACTCGTCACTGATTACGGATAGTAAACCAGTATCAATTGAACCGGACGCAGAATATCTTTGCAACTCATTCAAAACTCTTCGCCAATCTGGAAAGAATTTCTCAATCAATTTTGCTACAACTTTTGGATCATTTGGTACGTTTTCTTCTTTCAAAATGTTTAGGACTCTTTTGAAAAATGTACCGGCGAGTTTTTGTTTATCTTCTTTTGATATACGAAACTCGATTGTAGAAAACCTACTATGCAATGGTTCAATGATTCTGTTCTTGAAATTGCAAGTCAATATGAAACCGCAATTCTTATGGAACTCTTCAATGAAACCACGCATAGCAGGTTGTGTCGATTGTGGATTTAGATAATCTGCTTCGTCAATGATGACAAACTTTCGATTGCCATCCATTGATACCGTTGAAGCAAAGTTTTTGATCTTGTGTCTAAGCGTGTCAATACCAGACTCTTCTGAACCATTGATCATCATATAGGTACAACCGATTTGATTGAGCATTGCTTTCGCAACGGTTGTTTTACCTATACCGGGACCACCTGATAACAGAAGGTTTGGTATTTGCTTGTCGTCAACAAACTTTTGAAAAGTAGATTTTATGTTGTCAGGTAAAATACAATCCTCTATTGTTTGCGGTCGATATCTCTCGCACCACAAAAAAGTTTCATTCACCTTACACCTCCAGTGCTATGAAGTAAACCAAATCTTTTGATTTGTGCGTAAACCTACTGATACCCTTTGTTGATAGTTCAACTGTATAGTCACCTGATAAAAGTTTTAGATTTTCAACTTTGAATGAAAAGGTTCCTTCACTCAAAGAAGTTTGACAATCTAAATCAACAGAATAAACATTTGAAGTGTCGTTCTTTCTGTCCGTCACTTGAAGTCTACAAGTGCTGTTAGAATCAACTGTCAAGACTAAATCTGGAACACCTAATACTGCCGCCGCTTTTTGTAGCGAACCGAAAGTATCTTGTGTCAAGTCAAAAGTCAGTTCAGCATCTGGCATCTTGATGTCTGTTTTTGGTGTAGTAATCATAGACGAATCAGAATACATATATCTCAAATTGTTCTGATTGTTTTTGATAACCACATCCAAGTCACCGAAAGAAAGTTCTGGATCTTCGAACAATGATAGCGCAGATAAGAATTCATTCAAATCATAAATCGCAAAGTCTTTGTCAAAAGATTCATTCACCTTTGTAGTTGCTACAATGTTTTTCATTGCTGACATTGTGGCAATACCATTACCAGTCTTTACCAAAAGATTCTGGTTTATGTTAGCGAAGTTTTTTAGAACTTCCCTTGTTTCATTACTAAGTTTCATCAATTTTTGTCCTCCAAATATATTTCATTATAAAATAGTAATACGCTATAATGCAGAATCTTATAAAGATCGTTTATGTTTCTGCCGTTCTTCTTTCCATACCTTTGTAAGTATTTCATTAAGTTACCAATACAAAAACCTCTACCGTGCTTTGCATCCATGATAACGTCGATTGCTTGTATTTCAGTTTTGGAATAATGTTGGTCGTATGTAGAATCAATATATTCTTTGAGTGACTTTAGTATTTTGTCTTCGTTGTGTTTGTATTCAATTTCTTTCATAATATAAAAACTTAGCACCCAGTGGGAATCGAACTCACTTCTCCGGATTACAAGTCCGGTGCATCACCAGTTATGCTTTAGGTGCAAATATTGTCCCTTTTTTCAGAAGAAAGGGACTATAAAACTTCAAACCCGATTAACCAATATCAACTGATCTAGGTTTCTTGTGTTCTGGTATTTCATGCTTTAAGTGCACACTAAGAATACCATCTTTGTGATCCGCATTTTCAACAATCACTTCAGGATTGAGCGTGTATTGTTTTTGAAAATCACGGTACGCTATTTTCTTGTGGATATACGCCACATCGTCTTTCTTTTCCTTCTCACCACGAATAGTAAGAACATTATCTGCGACATCAACGGACAGTTCTTCTTTTGTAAAACCTGCCACAGCGATATCAATTCGATAATTTTCTTCATCAACTTTGATTATATCCGCTGGTGGATAATTAGGTTGACTTACTGATCTTGACCCTACGTTGTACAGGTTATTGAGTAGCGAATCGTAACCTACGAAAAAACTATCAAAGTAATCTGAAAGTCTTCCTAAATCGGAAATATATGTTGTTGTGTTTGTCATTTGTTTGCCTCCTTAGACAGCAATTTAATTTTTAGAACCCTTACGGCGTTCATCATTATTTATATTATACATCATAACTCAAAAAAAGAAAATCGTTTTTTTTTTGTTATGATATTAGGAAAGTGTGGGATTCGAACCCACGGATCCCGTGAAGGATCAAAAGTTTTCAAGACTTTCGCATTCGACCACTCTGCCAACTTTCCAATTCGGTCTGGACGAGACTTGAACTCGCAACTTCCTGTTCGACAGACAGGCACTCTAACCAAATTGAGTTACCAAACCAATTCTCCGCCCTTTGGAATCGAACCAAACTCGAAACAGTTTAACAGACTGCCAGCACACCTTGTGCTTTGAGCGGAATAATCAATTTCTTTTCTTACCATTTTGTGGGACGAAGTGTGGTAAGTGTCTAGCAAAGGAAGC